ATACTACGGCAATGGTGATAATGTGGACTCACTCGATGAACCTTGCGCGGTGATACCAACTACCGACCGCTTCAATTTTGTGCAGACGGCGTTTCTTGATAAAGGATTTTCAGGAGTCCATAATCATCAGTCGATAGAAGAACCCGCTGGCACACTTATGGCTAAAGATCACTACTCCGTGGTGAAGGTGAATAAGGCGGTGTGGCTGGATAAGCAGTACAAGGGTGAATTGAATCACGAAAGTGTGAACGGGGCAGCAGGATCTATACTTGGAAACCCGAAACATCAACTCATGCAGGCGTTTATCACCGATACCAGTTTTAATAATGTGGGCAGCTCAATTGAAGATCCGTTTCCAACGATACTCGCAAATCGAAAGTGGCACTACCTAAGCTCGGTTCATAAAGTAAAAGGCGGATGGATTCTAAACCCGCAGTATAGTTCAAAAGGCGGAAGTATCGACGAACCATGTTTCACGCTGATTGCCCGGATGGACAAAGCCCCGCCACAGCTCGTACAATATGAAATCGGAGTTCCTCACTTGAAGATTACCGAGAAAGACGATCCGACCATGAAGGAAATAAAGCGGTTCTGCATGGAGCACGGGATCGTGGACATTAAGTCGCGGATGCTCAGGGTTCACGAGTTGAAGAAAATTCAGGGCTTCCCGGATGATTACTACTTAGCGGGGAATCAGACTGATCAGAAGAAATTCATCGGCAATTCAGTGGTGCCACAGGTAGTGAAGGCATGGATGGAAGCAATCGCGTACAAACTACAAGATCAGATCAACGAACGGGTAGCTGCATAACCGCCCTTACTAGACAATTCCATCGAGAAAACACCCGATAAAACCCGCCTTTGTATTCCATATAGGAAATAATTAGCTTTATATATGCCTTATTAATTCAAAATAGGTAAATATGAAGATACCGATCCCACCCAGTGAGCTTACAGAGAAGCACTACAGCCAGTTTATACCCGAACCGGATATGCCGGACTTCATGATGGAAACATTTGTCGATGGATCAGGAGAGCTTTTTAATCCGGATCACTCCCACTTATTGGACGCTACATTCGGTGTGCTATGGACGAACGTGGAGAATATTACGAAGGGCAGAAGGATACTGGCCACAGTTCAGGAGGCAGAACCCAATGGCAGGCCATGGAGTAAAGGATTGAAAGAAGTACAGCTTCAAGAGTGGTTTACAGACATTCCGACTTTCCTCATCATCATTGACGGGGTAAAGTGGATGGAGTTCTCTAACCTTCAACGGTGTGCCATTCTCGAGCATGAACTATACCACTGCGCTCAGAAGAAAGACAAGTACGGTATTCCAAAGTTCCATTTTGAAACAGGTCTTCCGCTTTACACAACAGTTGGTCATGATGTTGAAGAGTTCATCGGTGTGGTGAAGCGATACGGTGCTCACAGTGAGGGATTGAAGGAGATGGAGAAGGCACTAAACAGTAAGCCTGAGGTATCCATCGATAGCATAGAAGGCGTGTGCGGTAACTGCATGAAGAAGGTGGCGTGAATTTAAACGAGTTTAAACAAATCATGAAAAATGGCCACTCTATCAAATAAACATAAAACATTTATAGTCATACGCTTGGCGTGCTATGATAGTCCGACAGAAGTGGTTGAAGCGTTTAAAGAAGAGTTTGGGGTAGAGACAGATCGCGTGCAGGTTTCCTACTATAATCCATTATCTGCATTTGGAAAAGAAAAGCTGGCTCAAAAATGGAAGGATTTATTTAACGAAACCCGCGAACGCTTCAAGGAAGAAATTCAGGGTATCCCTATTGCAAATCAGGCTTATCGACTAAAAAAGCTTCAGAAAAACATGGAGCAGCTTGAAAGAATGAAAAATTACAAGGGTGCGAACGACACTATTGAACAAGCTGCAAAAGAAGTTGGCGGCGCCTATACAAACAAACTCGAGCATACTGGTAAAGATGGTGGCCCAATTCAGGTGAGTGAGGTTGAAATCGTAAAGAATAAGAATGGTTGATACGCTTCAAATATCAGATATCGCCTATGTGAATGAGGATGGAAAGCTCAGGGTAGAGTTTCACCCCGGTCAGACTAAGGCTTGGGAAAGTGATGCGCGATTCGTTTGCGTCCTTGCAGGGACTCAGGGAGGGAAGACAAGTTTCGGTCCTTATTGGTTATGGAGGGAAATTAAACTAAAGGGACCTGGTGATTATTTAGTGGTAACCCCCACCTTCACGCTACTTGAAAAGAAAGCACTACCTGAATTTTTAAAGTTATTTGAAGAGCGACTAAACCTTGGTTCTTATGTAGGTGGGTCAAAAAAAACGTTTACCATAAGCGACCAGGGGGAAAAGAGGTTGTTTGGGGAAGTTCAGGAGACTAAAACAAAGATATTCTTTGGACACGCCCAAGATCCGGAATCACTGGAATCTGCGACTGCAAAAGCAGCATGGTTAGATGAGGTTGGGCAGAAGAAGTTCAAATTGAGCTCATGGCAGGCTATACAGAGAAGGCTCTCTATCTTTCAAGGGAGGGCGCTGTTTACCACCACACCGTATAATCTTGGCTGGTTGAAATTAGAGATTTGGGATAAAAGAAATACTGATCCAGCTATTGAAGTTATAAGATTTGAAAGCAAGGACAATCCCATATTCCCGATTGAGGAGTGGTACCGAATGAAAGAATCACTACCTGCATGGAAGTTTAACCTGTTCTATCGTGCAATCTTTACAAAGCCAGCTGGACTTATTTATGATTGTTTTGATGAGGACCAATACAAGATACCGAGATTTCCTATACCGAATGACTGGCCCAGATACTGGGGGCTTGACTTTGGTGGTGTTAATACGGTTTGTATTAAGTATGCAAGGGAGCCTGAGACTGAAAACTATTATGCCTATCAGGAATATAAAGCAGGCGGAAAAACAGCAAAAGAGCATTCCCAATACCTAAAGAAAAATGATAAGATGCCTCACGAAATACGGGGTGGCGCTCCAAGTGAGACTCAATGGAGGAATGAATTTCAATCAGGTGGGCTGCCAATTAAGAGACCCAAAGTAAAAGAAGTAGAAGTTGGCATTGATCGGGTTTATGGTGCTCACAAGCGGGGAATGATATATGTGTTTGATGATCTTGAAATGTATCTGGAAGAGAAGTTAACATATTCCCGAGAGCTCGATGATAATGATGAACCAACAGAACAGATTGAAGACAAGAACAAATTTCACTTTATGGATGCCGAGCGATACATAATCGGCAGTATAGTAAGCGACAAAAAAACACCACGCAAAAACCGGTCCTACTCCTACGGATCAACCTAAACCACGAATATTATGGCAACTGCATTTTCAGAATACACGAAAACCGATGCTGAAAAACGAATCAATGATTCTTTTAAAGATTATAAAGATGATTTCGAGTCGAATAAGAAATTCTATAGCGGAGACCACTATCAGGATGGTGATGGATGGGCGGGGGCACTTCCATCTACGTCTAAGGATAAGTCCGCGACACTGAAGAAGATTCAAGCCCTATTTTCTTCACAGAACGTAATCAAAGAGGTTGTTTGCAGGCTTCGTGATGCGGTTATCTCAAAAGACCCGACCTGGAATGTTCACCTTACCCGCATACTCAAAGAAGAAGAGGGTCCAAAAGATGAGGAGCAGAAGGTCATCGACGAGACGGAACAGGCGCTCACGGAATGGTGGAAGGATTATGATATCCATGGGGTGCTCAAGGAGTATGTGAAGATCGTGTCGATCGGAAAGAAGGCCGTACTTAGAATCTATGTTCCAGCCACATTTACAGATGGTGGGAATGTAAAGTCAGGTGATTTTACTGAGCAACTCGACAAGATCCGTGTTGAGGTGGTTGACGGGAACAAAGCCACGGTTTATGAGGACAAGGACGAGGCGCAAAGTGCAGGGCTTCTATCGTACAAAGATGAAGATGATAATGAGATCATTGAAATATGTTATCTGAATGAGAAGGGAGAAACGATTGTACGTAGCATCATAGACGGTAAACCCGACGACAGTGCTCCGGTTAATCTTCAGGGCAACCTTCTCATGCACGAGTCAGGCGCTGAGATGCTGATCACTAAGCAGGTACGCCAGCTCAATAAGATGGTGAATAAGGCTCACACCATGATGAACGGGAACCTTGATAATGGATTCCTCGAGCGAATATTTCTGAACGCCCAGCCACCAGGGAAATGGGAGAAGGATTCGGAAACTGGAGAGGATGTTTTTAAACCCGATCCTGTAAATGTAGGGCCAAATACAATCAACTTCCTTGCCGGGCTTGAAACCGAAGATGAGGATGGTAAAAAACGTATAGCCACTCCTTCGGTAAACTTCAGGGAGCCTGTACCTAATGAAACCTTTGTGGAGGCCAAGGAGAGCGCATACCGTTCTATACTTGAAGAAGTGCATCAGAAGCACGCTCTTATATCCGGAGATGCAAGCCCAAGCGGTGAAAGTCGTATTCAGGCACTCGTTGATTTCATCAAGAGCGCTCAGGAATATAAGTCAGATTTGGACACTGCCGGCCGATGGTTACTTAAGACGGTCATGTACCTTGCTTGGGACTTTGCGGGGCAGGCAAGTAGATCAGAGCAGTACAGCGTTGATTTTGATGCACGGATTGACCCCGGACACCTACCGGCCGAGATGAGGAATCAGATCATTACCGAGTATGAGAAAGGAATGCTATCTCGTGAGACAGCCATGGCTATGCTGGGTGTGGATGATATCGACGCGGAGATCAGTCGCATTGATACCGCCACTGCTCATGTGAAGGAGGTCTTTGAAGTGCTTGAAGTAGCCAACATTAAACCTAAGACGCTGATGGTTGAGCTGATCAACAAGGTTATTGCCGATCCC